GAAAGTCGCGCCAGCAACATCATTGCCAGTGCTATTAACTTACTGGAACAAATTGACGCTACATTCCCTCCGGAACAGGCAGAAAATTTAACTCGCAAATTGCTTAATGCCATTCGCACCAGAGATGCAGGCCGCTTTGAAAGAACAGTAAGGCGTACCCATGCAGATTCATGAAGTCACAAGAAAGCAACTGAACGAACTTGATCTAGCCGGATCTGGCGGCCTGTGGTCAAACATCAAAACTGCCGGCAAGGCAATGATGCAACCAGGCGGAGTAAAAGATGCACTTAGAACAGTAACCCCTGGAGCAGGGCAAGGCGCCACCAACACAGCAGATCAAACACAAAGTGATTTTGTTCAAAGAATGCAAGGTGTCAAAAACAATTCTGCCATGAAACAAGTAGCAGCAAATATGCAGGCTCAATGGGAAAAGGCTCGTGCCCAAGTCATTCAACCCTCTACAACACCTGCGCACGCTGTTAATCAACCGGCACAACCAGCAGCTGGCGCAACAGCAATGGGACAAATAGCAGGCCAGTTAGCCAAAGGTGCGGCGGCACAACCGAGTACTATGGCCAATGCTCCTGTCAGCAAAACAAACACAGCTAAACCAGTAGCGCCGGTACCAGCAGGCACTGCAATGCCTACAAAACCATACCAGGTGCCCGGTGCCGTAACAACTCCCAATCCAGCTAAACCAGCGGCAGCACCGGCACTTGCTGCACAATCATTGGATTTAGATCAATTAAAGAAAAATAGAGAAGCTAAACTGGCAGCAGGTCAAGTTAGTCAACAACAAGCACAGCAACAAATAGCACAAACAAAAGCAACAAATGCACAAACTTCACAAGCAGACAATGCACTGATTGCCGCCGTTAAAGCTGCCAAAGCCAAACCTGGATTCCAACAAACACTAACAGATAAAAATGCAATCAAACAAGGTGCAGCCAAAGGAATTTATGAATCGTTAGGATTAAAAAAATATACCAAATCTCGTTTACTTGTAGAGGCTGCCAATCTAAATCAACTAACTGATTGGTATGAAAAAACTGTAATTCCAAAAACTTATGCTAAATTTGCGCAAGAATATTTACAAGAGCCAACCATTCGAACTTCTCTGCAAAACATTGCAAATGCAGAAAAACTGCCGGATGCTAATCGTAAAACAAAACAGGAAGAAGAATTTATAAATCTTGTGGCTGCAACGGCAATGATGAGTCAAAAAATAACTGCTGATAATCCACAAGCAGCCACAGCAGCCTCTTCGGGCAGAACATCTGCAGGGGGTAGTAGTCCGTCAGTTGCCGCAGCAAAAGCAACACTACAAAAACCACCAGTGTCTATGCCGCCGGCGACATTAGACGCTGTGGAAAAAATAACTGGCACGTTACCCCCAGTAAAAAGTGACGATCAACAAACAATCAATTATCTAAAAGCACTAGGATTTGACACAAAATGAAACTACTAGAAGGTGGAAACGTATTCAAAGATGGTGATGGCAATCCATTAACCGGTCGCATTAATCAAAGTGATGTGGCACAAACAGTGCAATGGATTGAAACTCTAACTGGTATTGAATTCCCACGCGAGCGTTGGTTGGGGTCAACTGGTCGTAAACCCACATCGGGCGACTTGGATCTAGCAGTTGACGCCAGCCAAGTTACCAAAGAACAATTAGCAGCTAGACTTACCCAATGGGCACAAAGTCACGGTGAAGATCCACGCAACTGGGTTAAAAAAGCCGGCGAAGTACACCTACGTGCTCCTATCAATGGCCGTCCAGAAAATGGGTTTATACAAGCTGACTTTATGTTTTTTCCCAACTTGGATTGGGGCGGCTTTTACTATGGAGGCGCAGACGATTCAGTATACAAAGGCATGAACCGTAATGTGTTGATGAGTTCAATTGCCAAACAACAGGGACTCAAAGTGGGTGCCAATGGCATGATCAGCCGCACCACAAATCAATTGGTAGACGGCGGTATGGATCCGGACTATGTGGCCAAGACTTTGCTGGGCGCTAATGCCACACGAGAGAATCTCAAAAATGTAGAAAGCATTTATGCTGCTCTAGCAAGAGATCCACAACGTGATGCCAAACTGGCTGACTTCCGTGATTATCTAGCCAGAGAAGGCCTGCAAGAACCAGGCACAGTGAATGAAAATACAGATGTGCATTTCTTGGCCAAGCTGCGTGACAGAATTGTCAATCAAGGCATGCTGCCGCTGATCGAAGCTGAGCCAACTAGTCCCTATCAAATATATGAAGCTGAAGAAGTGGGTGTGGGTGGCAGAGCCAAAGGCATTGAACACATTGAAGATCTTGTGTTCCGCAAAGGCTCACGTGGGGTGGATGAAGCATTGGCCATCATACAACATGCCACAGAAGCACCGCAAAAAACCACCAGTGTGAAGTGGGACGGCAAACCTGCTGTGGTGTTTGGCCGCAAGCCAGCCACAGGCGAGTTTGTGCTCACAGATGGTTCAGGGTTTGAAGCCAAGGGCTACGATGGCCTGGCCACCTCACCCCGAATGATGGCACAAATTCAAAGCACAAGACCCGGAGAACGCAGCGGCATCACTCAACTGTATGCTGACCTTTGGCCACAGTTAGAAGCGGCTGTGCCCACAAACTTCCGAGGCTATGTCAAGGGCGATCTATTGTACTATCCAGAGCAGCCGTGGACAGACGAAGCTGGCAATCTTGTGTTCAAACCCAACACAGTGGAATATCGTATACCTGCCAAGAGTGCCCTGGGCCAACGCATTCGTAACAGTAGCACAGGCATTGCCATGCACACCATGTATGCCGACCAAGGAGAAGCCAAACAACCACTCAATCGAGTGTCGTTTAACGAAGTACCTGGACTGTTGTTGATTGATCCAATTTACGGCAAAGGTGTAACGCCTCAGGATCCTACACAAGCCAAAGGGCAATTGGCATTGATCAAGCAGATCAAACAACTACGCAGAGAAAAAGGTGCTGCTATTGATACCTTGTTTAATCCTAGAGAACTAAAGGCCATGCAGATTACTGACTTGGCCAAATTGTGCGTGGACTATATCAATGCACGTATCAAAACTGGCGGCAACTTCAACAACCTGTTGGCTGAGTTTGGGCAATGGCTGCAAACCAAAGTCACTCCAAGAAAATTTGCCAACATTGTTGAATATCTGCGAAGCCCAAGTTCCAACACAGAAGGCCTGGCTGCTGCATTTACCCTGTTTATCTTGCTACACGACTTGAAGCTGGATATTCTGCGTAACTTGGATTTGAAAGATCCCGGACACGAAGGCTGGGTAATGGCCACTCCTGCAGGCTATGCCAAGGCAGTAAATCGCTTTGATTTCACTGCTAGAAATCGTGCTCAAAACAATCCGCAACAAGCATAATTTTTTGCCAATCGGCTAAATAAAAGTAGGGCAAGAGCCCATATACTAAAGGAGATTTTCAAATGGCAGTTTTTACACAAACAAATGGTACTGTACAACCGGTATTCAACATGGACACAGCCAATGCGCAAATTGTTGGGACATCCAACATTGCAGCAATGGGTTCAGTTAACTTTCAAGGTCCAAAACTAGACTTTTTCTCAGTGGTTGCTAACGCTTCACTGGTCACTTCTGGCAACGTTAATGGATACATCAACAATTTGTTGACAGCTATTCAACAAACTTGCACAGTGGCCATGTATCAAGTTAGCCCAGCCGCACCTACAATTTTGAACTTGGCTATCTATCCAACTGGCGTGTACACCGCAGCTACATTGTTGACTACTGCTAACACCAGCGCAACTGTTGCTTCAGGTGGACAAAACATTCAGTTGAACACTGCTGCCGGTAACGCCGCGTTTACTACAGCAGCTACCAACTTTGCACCACTCTAATATAATAATAATTAGATTGTTGTATTTCAACCCTGGACATAAAAAATCCAGGGTTTTTTATTGGCCGTAAATATGCCATGACCACACGGATTCGCGTAACCACTGATTTTGATTGTACCAATACCGGGGTTACAGGGCACTTTAAACCCAGTAAATTGCCTTTTCGAGACCACGCAGATCAATTGATTGAAACAGAAGATGACTGGACTAGATCAAGAAACCAACAGAGAAATTGGGAAACATTATTTCAGTTGGTTGGACTGTACACACAACCACAAGAAATTTCCACAATCTCTATAGTTGATCAAAAGTGGCAGTTTGAATTTGACATAGAATTTGACGATATTTTTAATGTTAACGATGATCCATTGGGACTGCTTAAATCTATCTGTCAAGGTGTTCCTATGTTTATCAAGCAAAAAGATCAGTACAAAATTGTCACAATTGACTATGGTGCAAACATCGAGTTTGGCGTAATTAACAATAAATAATTTATTAAAGGGCCACCATGGACACCACAGACATAGAGAAAAAAAGTTTAGAAGCACACGTTGAGCTTTGTGCTGAACGCTATAAACTTTTGGAAATAAAAATTGAATCAGTTGACGAAAAGATTGACACGCTGTTTTCTGTAATTGCCGAACTGCGTGGCATGGTACAAGCTTCGTCAGCAAAAAACAATGACAGGTTGATTGGCTGGGGAGTGGGAGTCATTGGATTTCTAGTGGCCACAGTGGGCTGGTTGATATCACATGTATTGATCAAATGAAGACCAGCCAAAAACTTGCTGAATTAGTGCAACGAGAACTGCCACAATTGCTCAATCAAATAATCATTGATGACGGTGGAAAATACCGCGCATTTGGCATTTATGTAATTGAATCCAGCTCACACGGATATACAGTGACACGTCGTGATCATGCAGTTGGCACATTCAGCAGTTCTAAAAGTGCATTGGCGTGGTGCATTGCAGACAGAAACAACCAACTTAATTTAGCTAGAGAAATACAAAATTTAGATTTTACATTGGTAAGACTGCGCAACGATATACAAATTCGTGGTAGTATTGCCAAAACCAGTCGTGGACAGTTATGGGAAACAGCCCACGTGAAAGCAGCTCA